GAAGAGTATGGAGAATCTAAAAAAATAACATTCAGAATATTGTATGGTGGTGTACCTGAAGAATTTAAGAGCGTAGATTATTTTAGTAAAATAAACAAGTATATTTTTGAATTATGGGATATTTATAATAGTAAAGGTTATATTGAAACACCAATTCTTCATAGAAGGTTCTACAAAAAGAACTTTAGCGACATGAACCCGCAGAAGCTGTTTAATTATATGATACAAGCGTACGAAACCGAATCAAATTGTGAAATTTTACAAGGTGTACTATCATATTTAGATGGAAAGTTTAGTAAGATGGTTCTGTATGTGTATGATGCATTTGTATTTGATATATCCCCAGATGACGGAAAGGAAGTATTAACTAAAATTAAGGACCTTATGAAATATCCAACATCGCTCAAAATAGGTAGAGACTATCACAATATGAAGCCTTTGAGTGTATAATTTGATATTTATACAAAGGAGATTACTATATGAATATAAATGCATTGGTCAAAGATTGGGCCTGGAGAGTAAATGATGGAATGCCGGATCCAAAAAATCGAAATCATCTTGAAATTTTAGAGGCTACACTAGAAGCGCACAAGTATTCAGATGATTTTATATCAGCATATATTGACAGCATATGTAATCCAACAGGACCCAGTGATTTTCAACAACTATGTGTAGAAGTTGGTAAAATAATAGGTGAAACTGATATATTATCAGAAGCTTCAATATATAAAGACAAATATCCTATTGGAACTGAAATAGCATTGAACACAAAGGGTAAAGCTTGGTTCTCAAAAAAATTCTCATCGTCCCCAGAAAAATTAAAAAAGGTAGCAGCTCAAGATGTACCAGATGAAAACTCTGCAATAAAGGGTTCTGGGTCAACAACAGTTTACCTATCAGACGGCAAAAAAACATACAAAATAACCGGTACTCCAAGCGGAATTGGAGCAATGTTTGTTTTAATTGGTTCAACAACAGGAATTAGTTGGGGAGAAAAAACATTAGAATCTGCTGCATTGGCCGGATTGAGTTTCAATCCTCAACCACATTTAGATGGACTTAAAGGCGGAGATGAAACAATAGCAGCTGAATCTAGAAAAAATGCAATATCAGATTTATCAAGTGCACTATCAAACGGTGAAATGCGAGGAGGAGCAGATATTAAGTCAAAATTAAAAACATGCTCTATTCCAGATTTGATTTTAACATTAGAACTTGCAAATGGTACACACATGTTTGCCAAAGCTATGGGATGTTCTGGATGGAATTTTATACATTCGAAAATAGAGTCATTTTACACTGCACACGACTCAAATCCAAAACTAAAACTTGGAGGAAGCAAAGTTCCAACACCAGACTGCATTATTGTGCAGGGCAGTGTATCTACACTAATTAAAAATATTGCAACAGATGGAGTAAAGTTTTCATCTAATGGGAAATGCACAACTGATTCTGGAGATGTATTCTACCAAGTCAGCAATAAAAAATCAGATTCAGGCTCACAATTGGGAAGAATAACAGGTTTGGTAAAACAAATATATGGCTTGCCATCAAATAGTGATGCAATAAACATGATTGTAGAAGAAAAGGTCTTCAAATATGAAAATTATTCATTTTTATTGCATGAAGGATTAAAAGATTATTTCAAAAAAGGTTTGACATATTTGAAAGACAAATTCGTATCAACAATGAATATGATAAAAAATAAATTATCTAGCTTGGGAAATACTATAGCATCAACAGTAACCTCTTACAATGGAAATACGAAACCAGTTGACAAACTAATAAAAAAATTAGGATCAGGCTTTGAAAAATCCCTAACAGAAGCTAAAAAACCAAAATTAAACGCTTGGAATTTCGCTAAAGCTTGTGCAAATGAATCTGCAGCAGGAAATCAAAAACGAATAAATAGATTATTTGCAGAAGTAATGTCAGAATATAATAAAGCTATATCAAATGCAACTACAGCAAACAATGGAATATATGCGACTAAAAAAACATCATCTCCAAAATTATATTCCCTTACAGCTGATGCAACAGGCGCAAACGTAGTAATAAAATATATGGTTAATTATTTATCATATTCCACAATAAATGCATTGTTTGCAGGCCAATCAGGAAACATAAAAGATGCATCTCAGGTACTTGAAGACTTTGTAGAATTAGAAAAAGAAATGTATTTTGGTTCAAGTGAACTCCCAATATATAAGGTATATATGAGTGATGGAAAATCATCGGCATATTCGTACCTGTCATCAGGAAAAGAATTTAGAGAAGAAAAGAAAAGTATAATAAAAGAATTTGCAAATAGTGACGTTCCTGGTGTAGTTATAGAGTCAAATTTACAATCTGCAGGACACACAAATAATAATTTATATATTCTGCAAGATTTTACAGACGAAGGTCCAAATTATACTCAAATATCATTGCGATCAGGTGGAGAAGACAAGTTAACGTTCGGAGTTTCAGGAACAAATAAGACTAAATGGAAAACATTAGGCCCGAAGGTAAAAAAATAATGAAAACACTACTACTATGTACCTTCACAAATATAAATGTATTGACCAAGACGGTTGATACAATAATAGAAAAATATGATGTTTTATATAATAAGATATTTGTATTGCAAAATGTGGAAGATACTAGAGAGCTAATGTGCACATATAATATAGAACGAAATAATTTAGAAATTTTACAAAATACCATTTCACTACACAGAAAAAAACAAACAAATTCACTATATACCATCAACGCACTAAATTTAGCAATACAATCAGCAAACAATGGAGTATTGGATAAATCTTTTAAGTTAAATTGGGAAGCATATAGAGACTGTATACTTTTAACGAATGACTCCGGTATAAACAGAATAGACACAGAAATAAAAGAAATAATACATATAAAGGTGAAAAAAAATTAAAACTTTTTAGCCTGGATTTTTTTATGTCGTATTTTTTTCTTATATTTATATATAATAAAAATTAACAAATTAACAAATAATAATTGAATATGAAAGAGTTATCTCTCGCACTTGGCTACTTTATGGTCGGCCACACATTAATCTGGTTTCAAACCAATGGACAGTTCTTATGGAGCTGGTTCAACAAACATCCAATAATTTTATCAATCTTCGGTGGAACAGTAATATCTTATACATTTATAATGGGTACTAAGCATATTGTTGAATTCTCTGACGGATTATTATGGCCAGGAAGACTGATAGGTTTTGCAATAGGAATAACATCATTTACAATTTTAACTTCTATTTTTATGGGAGAAGGACTAAACACTAAAACAATAACTTCGCTAATTTTAGCTATGGCGTTAGTTAGTATCCAAATTTTTTGGAAATAAAAGCTAATATATTTTTTTATGTCAAAAAAATGTATTATATTAAGTAATAATTAACAATAACAATTAAATAAGGAGAATTGACATGGCACTAGATTTAGATGCAATCAGACGTAAGTTAAACAACTTACAATCGCAAACAGGAAAACAAAACAACCTATGGAAACCTGAACCAGGTAAAAACCAAGTAAGAATAGTACCTTACCAACATAATAAAGAGAATCCATTCTTAGAAATGTATTTTCACTATGATTTAGGTAAGAAAAACTATTTATCGCCGGTATCATATGGTGAACCAGACCCAGTTGATGAGTTCGCTCAACAATTGAGAAACACTGGAAAATCAGATGACTGGAACTTGAGTAAAAAATTAACACCAAAGATGAGAGTCTATGTACCAGTATTGGTTAGAGGACAAGAATCAGAAGGAGTTAAGTTTTGGGGATTTGGAAAACAAGTATATACTGAACTATTAGGATTTATAGCAGATCCAGATTACGGTGATATTACAGACCTATCAGGTGGTAGAGATATTTCAGTAGAATATACTCCAGCTGAAAATGGACAGTTTCCAAAAACACAAATTAGAGTAAAACCTAATCAAACTGCAGCAACAGAAGATAAAAACATTGCTGAGAAAATTGTAAATGGACAAAAAGAAATTTATGAAATTTTCAGAAAGCAGTCTTATGCTGATTTGAAAGGAGCTTTATCTAACTGGTTAGATGGTGGAGAAGAAGTAGCTCCAGAACCAGTAGCGGAAACGCAAACAGTCGCTTCACAAACAGGAACAAAAGAAACCAATAGTATTGGAAACGCTTTTGATGAATTATTTGATAAATAGGAGATAGTAATGGCAAAGAAGATAAAAAACAACCATGATGAATTAGCTGACGCATTGGCTGTATCATTAAACAAAAAATTTAAGGGTATGAAAGTTGCATATTTCTTAGATGGTACTGAAAACACCCCAACAGATTTGACGGAATGGATAGGTACTGGTTCTTCTTTACTTGATTTAACTATTGCAAACCGTCCAAATGGCGGTATACCAGTCGGAAGAATTACAGAAATTACAGGTATGGAGGCTAGTGGGAAATCCCTACTGGCTGCCCATATCTTAGCTAATACCCAAAAGAAAGATGGGCTAGCGGTGTATATTGATACTGAAAATGCATGTAATGATGAGTTTCTATCGGCAATTGGTATAGATATCTCTAAAATGTTATATATACAATTGGAAACAGTTGAAGATATATTTGAGGTTATAGAAGATATCATATTAAAGGTTAAAGAATCAAATAAAGACAAGCTCGTAACAATAGTAGTTGATTCAGTTGCAGCAGCCACAACAAAGATTGAACAATCGGCTGATTTTAATAAGGATGGATGGTCTACATCAAAGGCAATTATCTTATCAAAAGCAATGAGAAAAATAACACAAATGATTGGTAGAGAACGAGTAGCACTAGTATTTACAAACCAATTGCGAGAAAAACTTGGTGTAATGTTTGGAGACAAATATACGACATCAGGTGGTAAAGCAATTCAATTTCACGCATCTTGCAGATTAAGATTAAAAGCTGCTGGCCAAATTAAAGCAACTGTGAATGGTAAAGTTCAAGTAATAGGTATCAAGACAAAGGCAAAAGTTGTTAAGAATAGAATGGGCCCACCATTGAGAGAAGCAGAATTTAATATCTTCTTTGAATCAGGAGTAGACGATTTCGGTGGATGGCTACAAGTAATGAAAGATTATGATATTGTTTCTAGTGGAGGCGCATGGTATACATACGTTGATGAAGTTACTGGAGAATCTTTCAAATTCTTATCAAAAGATTTTGAATCTAAACTACTTTCTGACCCAGATAGAAAGGAAAGAATTTATAATCAAATTTGCAATACACTAATTATGGCATATAAAGTTGATGATATAGGTATCGATGATATTGAAATCGGAAATGACGATGTGCCAATAGGATAAAATAGGAGAATAAAATGACGTATTATTTAGTAAATACAAAAGTAGCAGTAGACACAGGTAAAGGTGTTAAATGGACAAGAGAATTTTACCTAGTTGAAGCTGAATCAGTAATGGACGCAGAAACAAAGGTTAATGCAGATTGGGATAGTTCCAATATTGAATTTGAAGTTGTACAAGTTACGAAATCAAATGTAATAAAAGTCCTTTAGGATTTTTTTATGTCGTATTTTTTTCTTATATTATAATATGATTAAAATACGATAGTTCTACTAATAAAGGCCACCTTCACGTGGTGTAGAATGTTAAGATTAAAAGTCCTCAATATGATAAAGACTGTTTTAATCCACCAAGAGCCTTTTTTTTTAACTAATTAAAATTTATACATGAATACAAAATTTCAAGGAAAGACCCGATCGGGCAAACCAATCAAAAACTACCGAAAAAGAGTAGATTTTGTACTACCTGGAGTACCTTCAGGAGTTAAAGTACCAGGACCAACTTCTGGCGATCTAGAAAAAGCGTTAAAAGTTTTTAAGCGTCAAATGAAAGACAATGAGAAACTAGACGAATATAGAGCTAGACGAGAGTACACCAAACCAGCAGCAAAAAAACGAAAAAAGATGGACGATGCTATTAGAGCAGAGAAAAGACGAGTTCGTTTACAAAAGGCTTGGGACAAAAAGAAAGTATGTTGGACAATGATAATTGATGGAAAGGCTAAATAAAACAGCATTACCATATACTTATATATAACTAACGTACTATGTGGGCGTTAACATTAAAATTATTTAAGGAGATTTAATATGACAGCACTATTATCCGAGAGACTACTCTCGACAGATTTACTTTTCAAAAACTTTTTTAACCGAGACACTAGCTTTGGTTCCTTTATGGAAACAAAGCCAGATTATCCTGTGGATATTTTCTTAAAAGAGGAAACTCTTTTTTTTGATATTGCATGCATAGGATTAGAGAAAAAGGATATTGAAATAACAATTGAAGGCAATACTTTGAAGATTGCATATACAAAACCAAATGTAGATTCAAACCCATCGAACGAAGAGGCACCTTCATATATGCATAGAGGAATTGCAAGGAGAAGCTTTAATATGGGATGGAAAATCAACCCTAATTATGATTTATCAAAATTAGAAGCAGTTATGAAAAACGGATTATTGACAGTGTCAATACCAATTACAGAACAGGCGAAAGCTAAAGTTATAACAATAAAATAAAAAACCTGCCCACATAGTACGTTTTTTATTTTTTTATGTCAAAAAAATTTATTATATTATAATATGAATAAAAAATACCTAAATATACTGTCAAATTTGAAAGAAGACGACAGATTAAATCAGTCCCAAGACGATAGAATACTAATAATTGACGGACTTAATACCTTTATACGAGCATTTGCAGTTAATCCATCACAAAACGATGATGGAATACATATTGGTGGAATGACGGGTTTTCTTATGTCTATTGGTTATGCAATTAAAAATATAAAACCTTCACGGGTTATTATATGTTTTGATGGAAGAGGAGGTTCAGCTCGCAGGCGAAAGATTTTTCCAGATTACAAAGAAAACAGAAGAGTTAGACAGAAGTTAACCCGCTCCACTTCTCTATCAACAATTGAGGATGAACGAATATCTATGGGACAGCAAATACAGCGACTAACAGAGTATTTAGGAGTATTACCAGTAACAACAATGGCTACTGAAAACATAGAGGCAGATGATGCAATAGCATATATTACAGAGCAGATATATCCTAAAAGTAATTGTATTATTATGTCGACAGATAAAGATTTTCTACAATTAGTATCTAAGCGAGTGCAAGTTTGGTCTCCAACTAAAAAAAGATTCTATTTCCCTGAAACAATATTGGAAGAATATGGAATACCAGTGCATAACTTTTTAATGTTTAGAATGCTAAAAGGTGATGGATCAGACAATATCCCTGGAGTACGAGGCACTGGTATAAAAACACTACAGCGAAGATTACCAATTTTATTTGAAGACAAAACTATTTCTGTAGACGACGTAATAGAATACGCTAAAAACTCAAAAGATAATACTAAGTTATCAAAAACAATATCAGAAAGTGAAGAACTATTGAATATGAACCATAGACTAATGCAATTGCAAGATGTTGATATAGATGGAACTTCAAAAAGTTCAATATTAAATATAGTTAGAGAACCAATTAGTAGATTGGTAAAGTATAAATTCCAAAAGATGATGTTAGAAGACAAACTAAACACGGCGATTAAAAACCCTGATTTATGGTTAAAACAAGTCTTTTCACATTTAGAGGCTATGGCAGAAAAAGGCAATAATGAGCGATAAATTTACAGAGTTCGGTTATACTTTCCAGATAAAAATTATAACTTCACTATTTAAGGAAAGAACATTTCTACAGCAGATTGTTGATATACTTGAAGAAGATTATTTTGAGAATG